ATCGGGCTAATCATGTTGAACATCCGTGTGAGAGGATGCCAATCGTTGATGATTTTGCCAGTGAGGATGTCGTACTTATATGGCAGCTCTTCCTGAGCTAGGAACTCAGTAGTGAGGTTGCGGTTGCGAATTTGATCGGTCCAGCTAGAGCTAAGTTCACGCATACCAGGGTTGATAGCACGACCAATTTCGTTACGAAGAGATGACAGCGGTACTGTATTGTTCATCAGACTCGCTGCAATCTTCTCGAACTTTTTAGGGTCGTTACCGAACAGGTCAAAGACTTGCTGCAGACCTTGTAGGTAGGTTTTGCTAACAAGACCCTTCGCCATGATAAGAGAAGTTCCTACAAGACCTTTTTCTACCCACTCATCACCCATCAGACGTTGGTTATCACCAAGATCACCAATCATTGCAAACAGGTTGGAGAAAGGTTCCATAGAGTCATAGCTGACCCATACATCACCTAACTTGATAGAACGTGGTTTCCAACCAGCGGCTTCCCATACACGTCTCAGGCCAATGTCAGCGGGTCCATTACCGCTCAGGTTGCCATTCAAATAGGCTTGAGATGCCATAAATGTGATAGCAGATCCGACGGCTAGCCTGCCGTTTTGCAAGGCTTTTGCGTTTGCCAGCTCCAAATCATTAGTAATACCGTACTGCCGGACGTTGTCCAGTTGACCAGGTTTTGCTGCCCAGATGTCATTGAACTCTTTGACAAACAAGTTAAGTCCAGGTACATGTTTGAAGCTAAACTCAAGGCCATTGATACCTGTTCGTGCAAACAAATAGAAAGGTTTGAGAAGAGGCTGTGAGTCAAACAAGGCATCCATAGACTTACCAAAGCCTGTAACGTCTTTAGTAAGGGTTGCCTCTTGTTTCATGTACTTCAGCATGTCATCACTGACACTACCGTCAACAGCATCAAAGATCTCAGCATACTCACGTGCTTCGACTTCTTTGATCATTTGTGGCGTGATGTCAGGAATGATGCCTGCACTCTGTGCTTCAAACGCAGCATTCATTGCCTTTTCTTTAGCCCTTGCACGGGCCAAAATCATGGTAAATGCATCGTCTGTTGCAGCCATCAACTTAGATGAATAAGTCAAAAAGTTGACGTTGTTCAGCATCCGTGCAACGTTGGTGATGCGGAACGCAGCCTTGTCACCAGCAGTGCCTCTGGTTTCTGCCCAGTGGGTCATCAATTCCCACTGCTCATCTGCAGGAGAGTATTCAGCGTACCTGCTCTTGATATTGCTTAGTTCACCAGACCAATAAGCTTGTGTCCTAGTCTTGAAGTATTTAGCTGCTTCAGGAATTGTTTGAACCATAGCGTTGGCAGATGCCAATGCAGTACGCAATGTACTTGCATCGCTAAATCCATTGCCTACAAACTGTGCAAGACCACCAACCATCTGTGCCATAGGGCGTGTGAAGACGGCTGTGCTTGTGCCCATGATGGCCCTGAGAGGTGTCTTAGGTCCACTAAGGACACTGTTGATCATTACACCTTGCAGTTCACGGATGAGCTGTCCTGTTTTTTTGACACCAGATGCAGTGGTTTCACCTTTCAAACGACGACGCATAAATGCATCGAAGTCAGTCCAGTTGAGAATGTCATTAGACATAGAGAATGCTTCTAGCACAGCGTGCAAAAAGTCATCACGGGGTGCCTGGCGTGCAAGGTCAAGCATCATGTCAACCTGTGACTTACTTGACTCGTGAGCTGCTGCAGCTACTTCATCAGCAGTCTTTTTGGCTAATGCAGGGTTCTGCGCTGCCAGGGAACGGAATTCTTGGCTAATCGTGTATCGGGCACGTTTGGTTTCAGTCAAACCGACAATCAAATTGTCACGGATGGATTTTACAGGACCATCAACATCTGTGATGTCTACAAGTTTGATCAGTTCTCGTGAACCAATCGACAAGTCACGGAGTTTCTTAAACAACGACACGTTGACCAAGTCAGCCGCAACTACGTTCTCCATTGACCAGGTCACGATGTTGTCTTTGCCACCAGTCATAGCTGGGACATCATCCATAATCGGTTTCCAATACTGCTCAGGAGTTAGTTCACCAGCATCCCTGCCACCAGTAACAACCTGCATCTTTTCGTATGCACTTCCGAAAGTTTCTTCAAAAGACTTACGCTTTGAACGTAGATCTGCCAAAAGACGTTGAAGGCGAGCTTCACCAAACAACTCTTTAGCTACTTCCATATTGATTTTTTTAGTGCCGTAGCCTTCGTTTGCATAACGTTCAGCAGCAGCAGGAGTAATGATGTTGTCGGTACTACCTGCTTCAGATCCATACTCTTTGTGAATACGCTCAGCTTGTTTGTGGATGTCGTAAGGACTTCCCATAGAGTTTGGCGAACCCTGATGAGCATCAGCAATAGGTTTGTTTTTGTGACCACGGAACTCTGGGTCTGCCATTTCGACACGGCCCTTCTCGACAGTCTGATCCTCTACTGATTTGTTACGCTCTTCTACCTTACGTGCTGCACGCTGATCTGCGTTTTCGACTGGGTTCCAACTGTCATATGCCCCAGTACGGTTGCGCTTCTTTGTAGCAAGCATCTGTTCGATCTGATCTTCAGGCGACAGTTTCTTGAAATCGATACCTTTGTTGTTCAGGTACTGCGCAGTCTTTTGCCTCAGTAGCTTCTCTACAGCCGCTTTGGTTGCGTCTTCGGCTTTTGCACGAGACATACCTACGACTGCATCGGCTTGCTGCAGAGCAGTACGGTCAGGTTTTGCATCTACTTTTGTGGAGCTAGCGACACGAGACCGACCAATAGCACGGACAACACCGTCAGCGACCACACCAATACCCATACCCTCAACAACGTTTTTGAGAGTTTTGATCAGTGGATGGTCAGTGTCTTTGGTAGACAGTGGTGTGTCAATAAGACCAAAATGATCGCGCAGCTCACCGAGAGCGTTTGCATCCTGACTGTATTCAGACAGAAGGTCACCGGCAGCACCAACAGCAGCACCACGTGCAGCGTTAGCAGCAAATCCAGTTGAACCTGCACCTGCTAGCCAGCCTGCGCCAGCACTAATACCACCGCCGATACCGGCAGCAGCAATACCTTTTGCACCTAGTACAACAGCACCTGCCATGGTGCCGAAGTGGACAACGCCACGAATGGCTTTGCCCCACCAGGTCTTGTTCATTTTGTTGTTGTCGCCACCAAGAGGGTTAAACTCAGGTTCATAGTCTTCACCCTTAGCCTGTGCAGCTTGCATCTCACCATTGAACATGTCTTGCACACGTTCAGGCAGAGTGATTGCTGAGCTGATCGTGTCTTTGACACCACCACTCAGTGCAGTACCGAGTTCATCTGCAATGCTGACGTCTTTGGCTTCAGCCTCTCGTTTCTTACGGGCTTCTTCTTCTTCAAGTAGACGAGCTTTGTTGTCTTCTTGTTCGTTAAATTCTTTTTTGAACGCAGCTTTATCTTGGATAAACTGGTCGTCGATAAAATCAGCACTCATTGACTACCTCCAGCCAGTGCAGGCAGAATGTATTGTGGTTGGTTGTATACAGAAAGTGGTTCAATTGCCTGTTGTAGTTGAATGTCGGGAACGTTTTGCAGGCCGATCCACTCGCTTCTGAGACCAGACATAAGTGCTTCTGCGTTAGTACCATGAAGACGAACCCTGTTAAGGTAGAGAGCTATAGCAAGTCTGTCTTGTGTTGCCTTGTCGAACTTGGCATCCATCGGAATGCCTGCAAGTTGGACGACCATCTTCATAGTGTTTGGAATGATTTGAAAAGCACCTGCAGCAAACACTTTTTGCTGTGCCTGTAACTCCATCACCTCAGCAACAGTCATTTCTGACAGGCCGCGACCAAACACATCTTTACTGTTTGCCGAGCCGTATGCCTTATGACCACCGTGAGATCCGCCAGTGTTCATGGCGTCGTACTCACCGTATGCTTTGCTTTCCTTGGCTTTGACTAAATCTAGGAATGGTTCTATACCTTGACCAGAACGCTCAGCTTCGAGCTGTGCTCTAAATGTACGACTTGGTGTATTGTACTCACGCAACAAACTCCGAACTAACGGAGTGTAGCCATCAATACGTTGCTCTACACCAGGTTTTTGAAGGGTGCCTTTGCCATGTGCATTATATTGAATAGCAGCAAGGTCCCAACCATCTACCCCACGGATTGCGCGAGCAACAGCGTGGAACTCGTAGGGAATGTCTGTTTTTCCTTGTTCTTGGTACTCTGCAAGCCGTTCGACTGCAGGGGCAAGAGCAGCAATGGGAACATTAAAACCACCGGATTGCAAAGCTTTTTCAGCTTCAGTGATAGTTTTGTCAAGATCTTTGTCTCCTGAAGGTGGTGCTTCACGTGTTCTGTATGAAGTATTATCTTTCGCTTTTTCAATTACCTCAGCTAGAGCTTTGTCATGCGCCTCTTGTGGCCTGTATTGATCAGACAACATATATGTCTGGTACCTTCGCAAGTAGTCAGACTTAGCGTTTTCAATAAAGGTTTTTTCCAAAAGGTTGCCGGTAAGCTCTCCACCAGCTTTGAGTTCTTGGCTAGCTAACCTCTCAATATCATCATCTGCATCTTTTTCAAGAACTTCGCTTGGACGTACCAGCTCAGAGTCACGGATATTATCAGCCTCAGCGATACGCACAGACGGGTGCAAACCTTTAGCCTGTTCGGTGTAAATGACACCGCCTTGACGTGCTTTCAGCAAGTCTGCATATTCTTGGCTAGCCGCTTGATCTTGATCATTACGAGTCTCATAGTCTTTCAGATACTCAGGGATGTAGCCAAGACCAAGACCGTCGTTACCATAAGCGTATTGTTTCAAGACTTGCAGTTCACCTTCACTTAAAGGCACACCACGCCTAGCTTCTTTTTCTTGAAGGTCAAGAATAAATGCCTTTTCTTTAGCCTTTCTCTCTTCATCTGCTCTTTTTATCGGTCGTAGGCCAGCTTCGTAGATAGCCTTACCCATGTCAATTGCGGCAAGCTGGACCCTAAATTGTTGGCGGATAGTCACTTCTTTCCCGTTCATTATAATCTTATGATCGAGAAGTTGGTTCGCTTGTTCGCGGGTATACAACCCAGAATCTAGACCTTCTTTAACATGCTTCAAAAGGGCATCACGAGCCGCACCTTTGCCACCAAAATCGTATTGGTAAAGACTAAGAAGTTTCTCAAAGCCTACACCCATTTGATTGTTAGCAGCGTAGCCTGAAAACGCATCCAGCATTTCAGTCTTACGCTCAGCCTGAAGTCGTGTTCGCTGTTCGATAGCAAACTCAGTAGCAGCTTTGACTTCATACTGCTTCATGGCCGGGAACAAATACTCATTAAGTAGAGCAAGGTTCATGCCTTCAAAGTTCTTCAGGTACTGCCTACGAATCTCTGCTTCGACAGCAGCACGCTCTGAACTGTTCTGTGCATTCTCTAAATTGACAGCACGACCGTTCAGTTCAATTTGAACACGGCTAGCTGCCTCTTCGTAGAAAGCACCGTACTGTTGTCCAGCAAGCTGTGCAATACCACGTGCGTATCCATAGCCCTTCCAACCACTGAGGTTTCGTGCTTTTTGTACGACGTCAGTAGGTGCGTCTTCTGCTTCGAGTTGGGCACCGACACCCTTAGCAAGCATTGCTGCTTCCTCTGCCATCAACTCCTGTTGACGGAACTGGTTCATAACGTCTTCAGGCAGACCATCGGTATAGGCAAGAGCCATCCCAGCTTCGATGTCTTTGTCTTTTCTGTAGTCTCTGTAAGCAGTAATGCTATTTGTGAGAGTTTGTGAGAACGTTGCAAGATCGTCCAGTTCTTGTGAAGCAACTAAATCTGCAACCCTGTTCTGCTGTTCTATAGCGCGGCGTTCTGCATCAGCTTCAATCCGCATAACCTGCAGACTCTGATCCAGCATACGCTGCATATTGCTTTGTTCGATTTGTCTGTTCTCCCGTAGGAGAGGGGTCACATCGACAGGCTTAATTGGATCAAACCCTTGGGATTGAGCATAGCCTTGGTAACGTGAACCCGGTTCAAATTCTTTAGGCATTAGTCCATGTACTGTGAAATACCTTCTATGTTAAGACCTGGTTGTTTACCAGATGGTGATCCTCCACCGCCAAACATATTACTGAACGTACCTTCAGGTGCATTAGCTGCAAAGCTACTGACAGCACCAA